GTCTCGCGTCTTCTTCCAGACGGGCAGATAGGTTTCATAATCGGGGTTTTTGTTTTCTACTGTCATCGGTTGATTCTCTTAGGTGGCAAAGGCAACGCGTACATTGGCAACCGGCTTCATGACCGGCATCTCATACGCGATGGGGTACGTTGTCGCATCGTTTTGGTGATCTACGCCGCTCGATTTGTCTGGCTCACCGTTCTTATATACTTGCTGCTCTAACGATTCGGCTGTGACCTTGCACGCCTCAGCGTTAATTCTAACCCTTCCCTGCCCTAGCGCCCTATTCATGGCCGCGACCCTATCCTTAACCGCTGGATTCTTCTTCTTCGCCCTCACCGTGAACCCTGCCTGCTCTAACAGTGCGAGGTCACTCAATGAAGCGTTGACCGTCTTTCTGGCCCCGCCTGACGCATCGGGGTAGATGTATATCGGGTTGTGCGGGAATCGACCTTGAAGAATCCTGATCATCTCAGGCGTATCATACATATTCACAAGCTCATCGACCCCATGCCATACCCTGCCACCTTCCCGCTGGACGTACACGGTCGCCGCCTGTTTGGTGACGTTGAAGTCGCAACCAATGAATAGCGGTTCATTCTCTTTGATCGTCTCAGTCGATCCGCAAGCGTGCCGGTCATAGCTCATGTAAACCGTTCCGCTGGTTAGGTTGACGAATTCCCCGTCCAAGTAAGCCGCGAGCAAGTGCTGAGGATAGATGGCTTTCAGGCTGTCGATATACCCCTCTGGAATGTGCGGGTTGCTCTCTGTCGGTGCTTGGATGATCTCGTAACCCTTCTTCGGGTCTTTCTTCCACGCCTGATAGACGAACCGAAAACCCTCGGGCGTTGTGGTTACACCGACCGTGTTAGCCTTCCCGCCTGCCTTCTTTTGCCGGTTCCGCGCCAAGATCTGACGCCAAGCATGGGCCGCTTCTTCTGGCTTCATGGTGTCCAGCTCATCAACATCGGCGTCGGCGTGCTCATAGCCAACGATTCGATGCGGCGCATCCATCGACCGGAAAAAGACCGCGCCCATCCCGTTGATCTCAAGATAGTTGAGCGGTGACTTATAGAGTCGGTATGGTATGTCTAGCTCTGTCAAGATCTCCTCGAAGCGTGGGAAGGCAATCATGCGGATTAGGTCATAGGTTGGCGCGTAAAAGCCCCTGTTCGTTGTGGGGTTTCTCAGCTTGCCGATGATCGACCGATGAATGGCCGCCTCTGTCTTACCGGCACCGAATCCCGCCACCATTGCGGGGAATTGCGCCTCGCTTGTGATGTAGTCAAATTGGGGTTTGGTTGGGCTAATCGTCGAAGACATGCGGGTTAACGATCTCGATGCTGATTGGCTTGTGCTCTTGCACCGTGTCGATTTGATCCCGTTGGCCTAATAGCTGTTTGCCTAGCCAGATCGCCATCGTTGGGTTGCCGCCTTCCATGATTTCGAATTGCTTACGCCTAACCGACAGCATCCCATCCGATCGCCCGTGTTCGATGATCTCTGCAAACTCCTCATCATCTGACATTCGGCGCTCGATGGTCTTCTTGTTGCAACCGAAAAAGGCCGCGATCTCCGCAATGGTGCAATGCAGCTTTAGCAGTTTACGCAGTTCGTCTAGGTCGATTTCGGTTCGAGGTCTTCCCGCCATCTCATCGGCCCTTTTTCTTCATCGGCTTTTCTTTCTTGCCGGTCGTTTTCTTGACCTTCTGGCCTTGCTTTTTCAGATCTTTGTATGGCATTGGTTCGTCTCCGTGAGTGTCTTAGATGAGGCCATGTGCCTCGCTTGGGTTGTTTAGGCCACACTTACCACTTGACCTTGTTCGACCAATAAGAGCCGCTGAGTTTACCCTTTGCGATTCCTTTGGCATGTCTGGCCTTGAAGCTGGCACGCCTTGCCGCATCCGCTTTGCTTTCACCCTTGCGAGGCGGTGAGCCTTTGACCCCTTGCTGGCCGAACCGTATCAGCTTGACTTGATCGCCATCTTTAGCGAGCACGACATGAGACTTTGAGGCGTGGCTAGGCGTGCGCTTTGGCTTGTTGAAGCCGTCAAGATTAAATCGTTCAAGCCTTGGATCTTTCGCCATGTTCGGGCCTTTTATAGTTGCGACAATATGAGCCTAGGAACGCTCTGAGATGCGCCCTGTAATGATTTGGATCTTTAGTGAGTCAACGCCTTCGGTTAGTTCCTCGAACGCTGAGAGAGCTTTACGCGAGCTTGTAACGCCATCCGCGTCAGCTCTCAACCCTTCGCCTAATGCAATGCAGCCAGTGACATCTTTCGCAGTGTTTCCCGCGTGAATGAGAATGTAAGACCGATCGGGGACATCCTCAAGCATCCAGACATCGGGGCCGAACTTTGGGGAATCATGGCGGATCATTTTATACTTGCCATCTGGCACACATGAGACGTTGACAGCGTTGTCGAGCCACGGTTTCTCAACAGTCCAACATCGAAAGCCCTCGAACTCTAAGCGTCCAAGCGTGCATTCATCGGAGAAAAACCAGCGCGTTAGTATAACCATAAGGAATAAGACCTTGAAATATTCGGCCTTTATATCATAACTCGCTGAATACGCAAAAAAAAGCCCCATTTAAGGGGCGATTGATTTGGGAAGGGTAAAGGGTCAAGCTATACGAAAAAAGACCCCACAAGGATCGACAGGAAGAACAGAGCGCCTGATATCATCATCCATTCGTCTTGCACTAAATGCTTATGGCTTGTGCTGTGTCTTCTCATGCTGTCGCCTCGCTTGTGTAGTAAAGGTGAGGTAGTTCACTGGAATCTGTTCCGGTTGCGTATCGGTTAGACTGACTAACAGTAAACAGGGCGTCGTGTTTTGGCCAATATTCAACAAGATAGTTATTGTGTCGCCAAAATACATCGACCCCTGATTTTACTAACTGACTAAGTTCTTCCATGCTGTCGATCATTTGCTCATGAATGAACCAATCAGGCTTCTCTACCGCTGCGCGACAATCAACACAAACAAGCGCCGACCATGCAAAATGTCCGATCGTGTGCCGTTCGTGGCAGTGCGGGCAAACAATGAGCTTTTGTGTTCCATATTTTTTTGTCTGTCTTTCTTGCTTGCTCATTGGTCTCATGCTGTCACCCCTTCCAGTTGCAGAAACCTGTCAACCGTCTTTCTGTCTAGCTGTGAAAGCTCGATAGGCGTCAAAACTCCAGCGTTGTACATCTTTTCTAGCCACACCTCGACCTTATCCAATTGCTCAACAGTTTTCGCGGTTTTGATCTTGCTGATCGAATATTGATAGTAATTCACGCCGCATCCTCCATCTCATCGCGTACAAGGTCGCGGGCATCATCGATAAGCTCGACGTTAAGAGCTTCCAAAGTCTCGCGGTCTAAGGCTGAAAGAATGTGCTTTTTGGCAGTGTTAGCAGAACAAGAAAACTCGGTTGCGATGAATTCGCAAAATTCCCAAATTACGAAATTGCGTAGAACTCGGTCGTTATCGTAGAACATTTTGACCTGCTCGCAATTGCTGAGGTAATGACCCTCGCCCATGTATGACCCATCGATCCAACAGCGAAACATGCGGCGGGCGAAGTGGTTAGCGTCGAGAATGGTTTGATCGTAACCTTCGGTCCCGTGGTCGCGGTTGCTGAGATAGCTACTGATTTCTTGCTTTAACATTTTGTGTTGCTCCGTTTTGTTTTTGATGTGGTAAGAATGCCTGACTGTTTTGATGGTGTCAAGGATTATTTTTACATTAAGCGAAATTAATTACAGCTCTTTGAGTGCTGAGCGAACCGCGTCACCGTTTAGCCAGTCGCTAAGGTCCAGCTCGGTTTCAGCGATTGCGCGTGCGGTGTCTTCTTGCTCCGAAATGTCAAAGGTCACAGTGTCGAGAAGATTACAAGCCTTGTCTAATTCCGCGAATATTTCCGGATCAATCGTGATATCAGACCGTCTGGCTTGATCGTGTAGCACCGTTGCGAAGTGCTCAAGGTTTGCCGCTAATTCTTGAAGTGTTGCCATTTGCTTTGCTCCGTTTTTGATTGATGGGGCCAGCTTGCCATAGCCTGACCCCTTCGTCAAGGTTTATTTTTACACAGACCCAGAACCGTTAAAAGTTCCCATTTCCGCCGCGTCGAAATATTCCAAAGGCTTAACCCCTCGCGCTTGCAATTCTTCGGCGTACCGCTTCGCTTGCGATTCGTTGCGCTCTGATTTGCCGTGGCCCAAAGCCAGACAAGCTGTAGCCGCCGCGTTAGCGTATGAGCTTTTGAGGGTTTCGATTGTTGCGTTTTGGATTGCTTCCATGTTTACCGCTCCGTTTTGTTGTTGGTTTCCTAGACCCCGAAGGGTTTCGACCGTTACCAGAGGTCTCATCAGTAGGATTAAGGTTTATGATTCATTTTCTAAACGGCTTTTTTTCTTGGCCGCAATTGCTTTAGCTTGCTTTGCGCTCCACCAATTATCCCACTCATTTTCCCATTCGCCATTAACATACAAGACAACCCTAAAGTCGGTTGCTTTATACTTTGTCCGGTGATGGGGCAAAGTTCGGTCTTCAACGCGAAACTCAATTTCTGGCTTTTCCTCAAACTCTTTTAAGTAGCCCCCGATAAAATATGTGTGCATCTTGTGTTGCTCCGTTTCGTTATTTGATGAGTACACTTTACCCCGTCCGTTGCATCTTGTCAAGGATTATTTTTACACTTAGTTAGAATAAACACGCCGCCTCTTATTCCTTTTTGTTCTATTCTTTGTCGCGTTTTTGTTTGACAGTGAGGGGGCTTTATGCGCTAGAATGTTTGGACAACTAGAAACGGAGCGGAAGCAATGCAATACAAAGAAGGCCAGTCGATTTGGGTAAAGATGCCTTGGATCGATGACGAAATGGCAGTGCGCGGGGAATTCTTAGCGGAAACCGCAAAGCGGTACAAGGTATATTGCAGCGAACGCGGCGGGGTGATTTATGTCGCCAAGCACAACATCAAGCCAATCGAGGGGTAAACCATGAAACATTTTAAGCGGGCGGCCTTTGCCGCCTTTGTGCTTGCGTGCGTCTATTGGGCGGGCGATGGGGACTATCAAGAAGCCAAACGGGCCGAAGCTCAATATCGGGCCGATTTTTGCGCGGGCGTCATTCCAGACTACAAACAGAAGGGGATCAAATGCGAGGCGATAAATTAGAGGGGCCACGACATCCGCAAAGCACTAAACCCATGAAGCGAGGCCGTCCATTATTTCGGGCCGGTTTTCGCACGCGGGCGGAATTCTTGGAAGCGGTGGCAGAAAGGCGGGCGCGAGGCTATACCGTGTCGCATCTCGCTAAGGTTTTCGGCGTCGCATGGTGGACGGCGCATCGGGCCGTGATCGATTCCGAGGCGCTTTTACCCGATACCGAAAAAACCCTTTAAAATCAAGGGATTACGATTTCGGGGTGCTCGATCTGGACGATTTTGTGCATTTTTTGGCCGATTTTGGTCTAGGGGATGCAGAATTTGGTCTAGGGGATACGGTAAACCTTTGGATCGATGCGTCAGGCTTATGGCCTGACCCGTTAAACCTGACGTTTTCTATCTGTGGGTTAGCGTTTGGTCTATGGGTTTACGTTTGGTCTACGGGCTACATTAAACTAAGGAGGAAGCAATGAGCGAGTCAAGACTCGATGAAATGAGGGAGCAAGTCCAAAGATTCCACGAAGATAACCCAGATGTTTGGCGCTTATTCTGTGGTTTTACATTTGACCGGATCAACTTAGGCTTTAAGAACTACTCTGCTAACGCCATTTTTGAGCGTATACGGTGGGAAAAAGACGTTGGAGGCGATGGGGCCGTTCAATTTAAGCTAAACAACAATTATCGGGCATTCTACGCCCGAAGATTCATGAAAGCCTACCCTGAGCATGATGGATTCTTCCGCACGCGAGAGCAGATCTCGGAGGCGAAGGAGGCGACCCAGCTTGACGAGTTAGGGCCGCAGTTTTGGTCCTCGGTCTAGTGGCAAGGAGCAAGTTATTATGTTGACTAAGAAGCAACAAAACAAACTTTACCGAATCAAAGAAAGAAAATTGGCCTTGTTAAAGTTGGGCAATCAGTGCGTCGATTGCCAGATTAAAGATCCAGATGTTTTACAATTTGACCACATCAAACCTATTAGGCGAAAAAATAACGATCTTAAGCGAGACTCTGGAGACAATTTAGTTAGAAAGATTATAAAAGCTGATTTCAGGAAGGTCATCAAAGAGATTCAGATTCTTTGTGCCAATTGTCACATGAAAAAGTCCAAGAAAGAAAATTCCGAGGGGTTTGCCTCTTTCGAGGAAATCCAAGATGAGGTAAAAAATAATGGGTTACAGATAGATTGGCTAGAAGATGCTACTTGATTTGGTCTACGGTCTGGCGGCAAGCCCTACCACAATTTGGCTACAAAAGGGGCCTGAATAATTAAGAGTTTTTTAGGCCCCTAATTAAATAGGGTAATTAAATGGGGATAATTGTTTCACATGAAACACAATGATAACGAGGAGAAACAAATGAGCATGAAACCAACTAGAACCGAGCTTTTAACGGCTTGGATGACGTTAGTTAAGGTCAAAGCGACCTACTTTCAAAAAGATATTGATGAATACGAGCAAACCGTTTTGGTTGATGTTCTGAAAATGCTGGATCGCTTACAAGAATCGGAGGGGAAGCGATGATCAAGAAACAACTTAATAAACTGACAGTGCCGAAATATACCGGCGGAGCAATGATTGTCGCCTTTCTATTCGGCTACGTTATTGGGGCTATCTTGCTTTGATCACCAAGACGGCTTCTTTGGTGGAACCTCTGGAGCCGTTTCTTTTTGGATTAATATCTCGATGTAGTGCGCTGCTTTTCTAAGATCCGACACTCCACCCTTATCACGCCATCTTGAGATGTATTTGACTACTGCGTGCTCGCAAATGCCTAAATCGTTTGCTAAAGCATACTCTAGGGGTTGAATCATCATCGTCTTGTAGTGATTGCCCCCAACCTGTCGATCAAATGCGCTCATATTAGCTCCTGTATATTTGCTTTCAATCTTCCCTGCTCCCCGAACGATTTGTGGAGAATTACGCAAGTCATACTTCGAGAACTGGCATAGCCAGATCCAGCGTGCCAAGCGTCGGCGGGTGCGAGGATGTTCCAAGACTCGAACAATGCGCCGCCATATTCCTCTTGGTTCTTGTGGTGTATGTGACCAGTCCATACGAAAGTGTGATCGCTTGATCCCCATTCTTGCCTTAAATTGCTCACGATTGAGCCGTGTAGGTTGGACATTTTAATCCGATCACCGTGATGGGTCACTACCAAATTCTTGCCCCATTGCCACCAGATAAACTTAGACGCGTTATCGAATACGTTAACACGCGGATCTTCCTCGAAGTACAGGCGCATGACCTCATTAAGCCACAAGGCTGCATCTGGGTCGTGATTGCCCCTGACGTTTACTAGCCAGACTTGGTTGTGCTTCTCAAGCATACGCAAAACGGTACGCTTTATGACGTTGCTGGCAGCTCTAATGGTTTTAGAGTAACGACCATCGCTATCTAGCAAGTTCTTTGAACTAGGGGTTGAGCTGGTGCTGTCGTTGATGTGCATGAAGTCACCAAGGTTCACCAGAACCCCAACCTCTCCTGCTGGTGCTGAACTAACCAGTCTTTCTATCGCGCTTTCCAGAAGGGTTTGGCTAATCTTGACATCATAATCATCGCCCATCGTTTCGGTGTGATGAGCAAGCATACCAAGGTGATGGTCGCCAATAATGTAAGCAACCATAAGATCGTCATCAGTGCCTGTAGGCGCGTCAGAGGGAGTGTGTATTCCTGTGAGTTCATCTTTAAACCCCTCAACAAACTGAGCAATTAGCTCCTCGATCTTTTGACGCTCTGGCTCTTGTATGTGCCATTGCAGAACGATATCGCCGTCCATATTGTAGGCGGTGCTGACTCTTTTTGTGGTAAATCCAGCAGCCACTTGGCGATTAAGATTCTGATCTGGCGCTACGCCGCCCAATGCCGCCCTTGCATGAACCTTATAAACAATTTCAGAAATGGTTTTTGGGTCTCGGCTTAATTCTCTACCCATCTCGGCAAAGTTTAAGCCTTGCATGTGCAAGTTTATAATCTTCTTTTGGTTCTCAGTATTACAAAACTCAAGGTGTTGCTCTACACTTCTAATCGCCATGCTCATCTGCCCATGTCATGTGGGAAAAAACATTAGAAGCCATTTGCAAGCGACCGATGATGCTCGCAATTGAATCAGGGTCTGTGGAAAAAGTTCCCGGCATATCAAGGTCAAACCCGTCCTGATACTCCGTGACTATAACTGCTCCAGTAATCTCGCCAGATTCGCAAGCATCCAAAAGTTTACGCAAAACTGTGCGTACTTCTTCAGCGTTACGATCTAAGATTGAGACTTCGCCCATTCCTTGTTTTTCGCCTGATATATCGACAGCAAATCCTTCAGCTCATCGATTGAGTATTTCTTTGGATCATGCGGCCCCTCTAGCCTTTCCACCGAATCCAAGCCTATCTTGTCAATTAAGTTTGGACGATATTCAGCTAAATTACCACTTTTATGATTATTGCAAACGCTGCATTGCTTATGGGTATTTTGCTCATCGAACCGTAAGGCAGCAGAGTGACCTCCAACGCTCATATAATGACCGGCATGGTATTGGCCTGTGTGATGTCTCTTGCAGCTTATGCAAGAATCTTTGTGATCCCTGTTTCGTATATACTTGTTGAACTCTGTCTGAACGCGCTTAATCCAATAGCTCCTATCTTTCTCTCTAGCCTTTTTCTTGTCCTGCCTAACAGCTCTTTTGGTAAGCCGAGACGCTTCTTGCTTGCCGAACAGTATAATGCAATCCATGCTGTTGCACGTTTTCTGAAAGCTCGTGAACTCTGGGCTAAACGCGGTAGAGCAAATCTTACACTTCTTCGGCATACCTTTTTTCTCTCAATATCTCAGCCGTCAAGGATATGCTATTTTTTCGGTAAGTCCCAAGTGTGAGGATTGGTTAGCTCAAATCCAAGGCCCTCAAAGTGCTGCTTAACCTCGTCTAAGAATGCGCCATGTTGCGCGATGTTCATTGCAGAGGTTACAGGGAAATCAAACGGCTCTACCATCAGTTCTAGCTTCTGCTCGTAAGGCATTGGTCTAATTATCCTGTCGTACTTTGCTCGATACTCTGGGCTGTCTCGCCTTAAAATCGGAACGCCAAAGTGTAACTTGCAGTAGGCCCGATACTCCCACGCCTTCTGATCACCCTGTGACTCTGCATCCCTGAACCATTGCCATTGAGTCCTGTTTTGGGACAATGACCTTGATCTCGATGCCTTCTTGATAACTACGTCTATGGGATACTGTAGCTCGATCTGCTGAAGCGTTGTCAACAAGCTGTTCTTGTCTCCCTCGTCATGCAAAACCATGTGTATCTCAGACGCAGACAGCAGACCCCCACTGTTACCATTGCCTAGTGTTTTAATTTCCGCTAGACGCTGTTTTTGGCGGTCTACCGCCTTCTGTGAGGCTTTTCTCATCGTAGTTGTGCAAACATTGCTTTGGTTTCCTCGATCTGCTCCTCTGTCACTTCGTAAAGCGACCTTTCCCCAGTAACGCACACCTCATGGTGATAACGAGTAAATGCGTATGATCTACACACATCACACATCCTAGTATCCCTAGTTGGTCTATGGGCTGGCTCTCTTTTGATCTCGTCTAGCAACTCCTTGAATTCGCCCAAGGTGGGCGCAAACTTCTTAAACTTGTGAACGACCTCCAAGGTTGCTTTGTTCATCACTGACTGATCGTAATCCTTGAGGTATGACCACCACATCTTCTTGGTCGATGCGATGTCCTCATTCGATGTGTCATTCAGGAACGATGGGTAGTTCAACCGCATCACGCCAAACAACTGATTGATGTGCGACTTGTCTAGCTCCTCACCAGTCCGTACTTGTGGCGATCTTCGTTGCGCTGTGACGGCGTTGCTGACGATTCTTGTGCTCATATATTGTCTTCCATCCATTGCTATTTGCCTCCTCGAATAATGTTTTTATGTCTTCCCCGTTCTGGGAAAATTCTTCTGCCCTGCTTGCTAAAGTCGCCAATGCTCTTGCGGTATTGTTGGCCTTTAACTTCACCCTAGTCTTCAAGAATTCATTCCATAATTGCCTATCAACCCCCAGTGCGGTCACGCGCTGAAAGATAGCTTTTATCTTTCTCTTTTCTGTATCTGCTTCTGTATCTGTATCTGTATCTGTATCTTGGGGCGTCACCTTAGCGTTTTGGTGACGTTTTGGTTCCGTCACGCTTTTGATAACCTTTTGTTTTTCCCTGTATTTTCTCTGACGTTCTTTGCTGGAATCCGACTTGTATTGTCGTTCTTCCCACTTAATGACATTCCAATTCTTATCAACTAAATTGACGTCTTTAAGACGCTTCTTTAGCTCATCAAGAGCGGGTAGTTGTAAGCCTAATTTGACTGCCAACGATCTGTTGACAAATTCTGCATCTGCGTTCTCAAAGATGCCTGATTGCTTGCAAGCCATAATTGCTATGAAATGCCAT